CCCCACTTCAAACGGTTCACCCACTTCCCTTCCCATATCGCGGTGGGGTAAGGGCGATTCCCAAGAAACACCAGCTCCAAGATGTTAAAAGTGTGTTGGATTTTGTTTGTAAATCCGCCAGCTATCGAAACCGGCTCGAACTTCTTGGCCACCCGCAAAGACCACTCACGCGGATAGTCAACAAACAAATCATCTCCAACCGCACCACCAACGTACTCACGCAACGCGGAGCGATGCGCTTCCAGTGGCATACGGAAGAAGGTGCGCCAATCGCAGTCATGGTAAGCACAAAGCATACCCACATTTGACAAAAACATGTTGACCAAAAAGTTGATCAACGCTGTATCGTCGCGACCTGACGCATTTATCCAACCCGCCTTAAACGTGTCGGGGCCCGCCGTGCCACTCACCTCGGATATTCCCCACCATAAACGGTTGAGAAAACTGCCCTGTTCACGCCCGGGAAAACCGAGAATGGTTAGGACAGTGCTCAACCAGGTGAAGACACCCTCTGTGTAACTCGAGTCCATCATGGAATAATCAGAACTGATCTGGGCTCGGTTTGTTTGTGTGGCAGTTGGATGCTGTGGAACCAAATCCGTGTAGGTTGGCGCCGGAACTGAAACATGACGCTTGCCCAAGGAGACGGGCGTGCGTGCAGCCACCTGCAGCTTACCTGGAATCTGTACCTCAGGCGCTGGGTCGTATTCTGTTCCATTGAGCTCCCACAAAGAAGAGATCAACGCATCCTGTTTCTCAGGCGAAATTGAGCAGTATTTGATCGGGCCTCGCCAGGCCATCTCCTTCACTTTCGCAGTCAGCGGACGCAAGTATACCCCGAGCATCACATGAGTGATCTCCGGTGGATTGCATATGCTGCGGGGGTTGGACTTTGGAGGGTCCTTCCCGATGCTCGCCGCGGAATTTGCCAGTTCTCGTTTCACAAACACTGACATATTTGTTAATTGCTTCATGGTCATTCGCTTCCCTGTCGACCAATCATGCAAAGCGCGCGCAAACATCTTTCTGCGTCCGGCCGGGAATTGCTTCACCCAGTCCGCATAAGTGAGGGGATTGACCCTTTCACGACCACTCAGGAACTCATCAAACCCAGGGAGAAACATCTCCATTGCCCCAGGTTGGCGCGTCCAATCGACTGCAGTGTCCCAAAATCCTTTCTCAGGTGGATTAGGAGGCTCCGCACATAGCCGATTCTTCACAGCCGTCTTCAAGTTCCACGATGTTTTCGCAAACAACGATGGTGTGACGGGAAAACCGATCCCTGCCAGTTGCGGTGTGCAATCCATTCCTTTGCCCAATATGCAAGTATCCACAAAGGGTTTCGCCGTGCACCGCCGTTCATAGCCCTGTTCCACCAACACGCGCAATAGAGCGGGTGTTTGCGGCTCAGTACTGTTCAAGGCAGGACAACGAGCTCCCTGTCGAAGTTGTTTTTCCTTGGGGTTGGCATCCAACATGATACCGCGTGCTCGAGGTGCCGGACCACTAAACTCATGGTGGTATCCAGCGCGCGTCAGCACGTCGTTCATCCCCAGGCTCGGTCGGTTTAGGAACAACGCATGGCATTCCGGGCAACAACCCTTCAACCATTTTC